AGATCAGCGTAAAATCATTCGCAGTTTCCAACACCTTGGACGCTGTTGATAAGGCTGGCCGTGAGCGTGAAATGCAGTACCAGCGCGTTCTCAAGTCGCTCGAACTTCGCCGTGATATCGAGAAGGCAATCGGCGACACCAACGTGGCTCGCTCTGGCTCAGACCCACGCAAGTCAGCATCTTTGATGACTTGGATCACTAACGGTTCTGTTGGTGCATCAGGCGCATTTGCAACTGGTGACGGCACAGACACCGCCACTGACGGTACTGACCGCGCTTTGACCCTCGCATTGGTTGAAGACGCAATGCAGGACGCTTGGGAAGATGGCGGCAATCCAAAGATGTTGGTTTGCTCGGCAACTAACCGCGCTAACCTGTCTGACTTGGCCGCTTCTGGCAACCTCGTCAGCAACGATGTCAACATGACCGAAGCAAAAGCCACCTCATACGTTGGCTCTGTCTCAGTTATGCTGACCGACTTCGGTACGATCGAAATCACTCCATCACGCTTTATGTCTAATGACAAATTGTTCGTGATCGACCCTGACTTCGTTGAAGTTGCAACCATCTCTGGCCGTAACTTTGCTGAGAACGAAATCTCTGCAACTGGTGACGCTCAGAAGGCACAGATCGTCTGCGAATGGGCATTGAAGCCAACTGCTCCAAAGGCTCACGCTGGCGTGTTCGACCTCTCAGGTTCTTAATCTTGACGGGGGCGGGTTTCCGCCCCCTTCTTTTTCTGTAAAGATGAGAATGATTCTCATTTGCAATAGAGGGGCATATGAAACGAATTATTAACAAGGATGACGCCGCTGGTAAGACCACTTACTTACAGCAGGACGTTGACGGCGATCGGATTGTTCAAGAGCAGAACTTCGACAAACTGATCAAGATGAACAAGTTCTATAATGACGGCTGGCAGTACGGCCAGATGCGGGGTACGCAGAAGCACATCCAACACGTTGCTGAAATTCCCGCCGTAGTGTATCATCACCTCTTAGAAACACTCGGCGACCCGAAGGAAAACAGCAAGGCGTGGAAGGCTTGGCTGAATGACAGCGAGAACCGAGCATTTAGAACTGGTGGCGGTAACTTATGAGCATCTCAGATTACGCATCTCTGAAAACAGCCATTAGCAATTTTTTGGCTAGGAGCGATTTGGACGATCAAATCCCAAACTTCATTCAACTTGCCGAGGCAAGAATGAGTAGGGAATTGGAAACGCGCGAGCAGGAAAAACGTGCCACCGCGACATTGACTAGCGGCGATGAATATATTGCGTTGCCTACAGATATGCGTGAAATCCGCGAGGTGAAACTGAACACGAACCCAAATCGGGTTTTGACGTATCACTCACCGACATCGCTGGACGGCACATATTCTGGCACAGGAACAGGCGTTCCACAGGGGTTTTCGATTGTTGGCAGGGAGATGAAACTTCGGCCAATTCCAGACAGCGGTTACACGGCGGAAATCGTGTATATAGGTGGTCTGGCTAGTATCTCGGACGTGTCCACCCCTACACTGTTTTTGAGATCGCCAGACCTGTACTTGTATGGCGCACTGGCCGAGGCTTATGCTTATTTGCTGGATGAGCAACGGGCGGCGCAATACGATCAGAAGTTCACTCGCGGAATTTCTGAGGTCAAAATTGACGAGCAAAGAGCGCACTACGGCACTGGTTCGCTCCACATTCAATCAGTCTACAGCAAGCAAAACGCTTCGATGGAGTAAACTAAAATGTCTGCAATGTCCGATTATTTGGAAAACGAAATTTTGGATCACATCCTCGGCACTGGCGCGTATACGATGCCAACGACCGTTTATGTTGGTCTGTCAACTGGCTCATTCGGCGATGACAACAGCGGGACAGAACTTTCTGGCTCAGGCTATGCTCGCCAGTCTGTCACATTTAACGCGGCGGCAAGTGGCACAGCCGACAACTCAGCGGCGATTGAGTTCCCAGCCGCTACTGGCTCTTGGGGGACTGTCTCCCACTTCGGTATCTTTGACGCCTCTTCCTCTGGCAATCTCTTGATCCACGGCTCATTCTCAACAGCCAAGACAATTGCCACTGGCGACATCCTGAAGATTTCCGCTGGCGATCTCGACATCTCCGCCGACTAAGGAGATGCCTGATGGCTAACCTCGAGCAACTTGACAGTTGGGGCAATCTCGAAGCCCTTGACGCTTACGGTACGCTTGAGCAGTTAGATGCGCTGACGCTTCACGAGGCGGCTGGTGCGGTTTCCATCGCCGCCACAACCGCTACGAATGTTCTAGCGGTTAGGACATTTACAGCCTCAGTAACGGGCGCGGCATCTTTCTCGGCTGTCATTACACCCCTGCGCCTCTTGTCAGCCTCTGTGACGATTACAGGGGCGGCTACGGGTGCATTTACACCTATCAGAACAGTATCTGGCTCTGCTCAGGCCGCGCTAACGGTTACAGGCGATTACAATATCATAGTTGTGGCTGTCGGGTCTGTTCAAACAGCGATAACCTCGACAGGTTATTTTGTCGGCGAGTTTGTAATGGCTGGTTCGCCATCCGCCGCTGTTTCTGCTACTATGCGGGGCAAGGTGCTGGGCGAGGACTGGACTGATACCGCTGTCGGCAGTGAGGTCTGGACAGACTTGGCGGCTGGATCGGAAATTTGGACTAACGTGTCAACTGGCACAGAAGTGTGGTATGTGCAATGATTACCTTTGGCGAGTGGCTACCAGATCAACCAGATTTAATGAGTTCAGGTGTAACCGTTGCGACTAATGTGTTGCCAGCGGCTGTTGGCTATCGGTCGATGAACTCATTCGTGCCATATTCTAATGCGGCGGCGGGGACAATTCGTGGCATTTTTGCGGCGAAGGACGCCTCAGACAACACTAAGTTATTTGCTGGCGACGACAGCGATCTGTATCTTCACGCCTCATCTGACAACGACTTGGACAGTGTTGGCAAGGTTGGCGGTTACGACTTGGTCAATGCTGAACGCTGGCGGTTTGTCCAGTTTGGCAATGACGTGATCGCCGCTGGTGGTACGGGCGAGGAGTTGCAAGTCTTCACGCTTGGCACGTCAACGACATTTGCAGACTTGTCTGGAACACCGCCAAAGGCTGACTTTATCGCCACAGTCCGAGACTTTGTCTTCACGGCTAACATTGATGACGGCTCTGGTCGACAGCCCTATCGTGTGCGCTGGTCAGGTTTTAACGATGCCACTTCTTGGACGGCTGGAACAAATCAATCAGATTATCAGGACATCCCTGACGCTGGGAATATTACTGGCCTTGTCGGTGGCGAATACGCGATTATATTAATGGAGAAGGCAATTGTCCGCGCAACCTACAGCGGCTTACCACTCGTATTTCAGTTTGACAAGGTCGTGCAAAATCGCGGCTGTAACTTCCCGAACTCAGTATGCAATTCTGGCAGTCTGACGTTTTTCCTGTCCAACGATGGGTTCTACGCCTTTGACGGTCAGAACCTGTCGCCTATCGGCTCGGAAAAGGTTAACGACTTCTTCTTGGGCGACTTCGACAGTAACTTTGCCGACCGAATGTCAGCATCTGTTGATCCTCTTAACGAAGTTGCGATGTGGTCATATACCTCAACACAATCGCCAACTGGACAGCCTGATAAGATCATTATGTACAACTATGTGCTGAACAAGTGGTCAATTGCCGAGATCGAGGCGGATTATCTTGCGCCGATCTTCTCCGCTGGCTACACTGTTGACGCTCTCGATAACTTGGCCGCAACTGTTGACGGCTTGCAAATCCAATTGGACAGCCGCTTTTACAAGGGTGGCCAGTATGTCTTTGGTGGCGCGTATGGCGACAAGATTTACGCATTTTCTGGATCGGCACTGACTGGCACAATTGAGACGGCTGAAGCACCTGTGTCTATGGGCAAGCACTCAATCATCACAAGGGTCTACCCGTACTATGAGGATGGCAGTGTTACGATAGCCATTGGGACGCGAAACACTCAGGGCGATACCGTAACCTTTACGGGTGCTGGCTCGGAAAACAACGAGGGCTTCGTGCCGTTTAGGTCGCAGGGAAGATACCACCGCGCAAGAATGACTATATCTGGTGGCTGGAGCAAGGCTCTAGGCATAGATATTGAGGCTCGGGAGATTGGGCGGCGATGACAATTGAGCAACGCACGACTAACTTCAGGACGCTGAACCCCATCACGGCCACAACTCGTGAGGTGGCTGAGGTGCTTAACCGCACAATCGAGGGCGGCTTAAATAGCGTGGGATATGTGACTTTACTAGCAAACCAGACGCAGACAACTGTGTCTGAGCCTCGGTATTCGATAAGTAGCCTTGTGTTTTTTTGCGGGGTTGACCATAACCCTTGGCATCACAACCCGTACATAGACGGTTCATCAACAAACGGGACGATGGTAATCAACCACGACAATCAGGGACATGACGCAGATTTCGCATACCTCATTATTGGCTGAGTGGGAGCGTTGCAAGCCGTATATCATAGCGGCCTTGGAATATGCTAACCACAGCCACGGCATTGATGACGTGTACAGGGCTGTGAGCATAGGCAACGCTCAGTTTCACCCGCTAGAAAATTCTGCTATAGTGACCGAGATAGTAGATTACCCAAAGAAGTCAGTCTGCCGCATTTGGCTTGCTGGCGGCGACCTAGACGAATTGATACAAGCGGAAAAGCACATCGCGGTCTGGGCTAAGTCAATCGGTTGCCACGGCCTTGAGATTGTAGGACGCAAGGGCTGGGAACGTAAACTAACCGACTACCGATGCAATTCGGTGGTGCTTGTGAAGGAACTTTGAAATGAGTAAAGGCGGCGGATCAACCAGAACGGTATCATCGCAGACCCTACCCCCAGCATACGCTCAACCGTTTTTGGAATATGGCTTAACTGAGGCACAAAAACTTTACGAGAGTGAGACACCTCTGTATTACCCAGAAAGCACTGTGGTCGGGTTCTCACCAGAAACCGAGATGGCACTCAGCGGTATGCGCCAACAGGCTTTGGCTGGTAGCCCTTTTGTTCCAGCGGTGCAGGACGTTGTAATGCAAAACTTGATGGGGACTAACCCGCTTCAGTCGGCGGCATTCAGGCCAGTGATTGAGGCCACTCAGGGGCAACTCTCTCAGGCTGGGCGTTACGGCTCAGGCTACGGTCAGGCGGCAATTGCTCAGGCACTTGCGCCTTACGCTTACCAAGCCCAGCAAGCGGCTATTCAGCAAGCACCAGCGGCGCGTGAGTTTGGCTTTGCAGACCTTGGCACACTTGCACAGGTTGGCGGGGCGCGTGAGGCTCTGGCTCAAGCAGAACTGGCGGCTGACATCGAACGCTTCCAGTTCGAGCAGATGAAGCCTCAGCAGAAACTGGCTGAGTATATGACAACGGTTGCTGGCGGCACGATTGGCGGTCAGCAGATCACGCCTCAGTATCGTAGCCCAGCACTTGGGGCTTTGTCTGGCGGTCTGGGTGGGGCGCAACTCGGCAAGATGCTTGCTGGTGGTGGCGCGGTTAATCCGATGTATGCCTTACTTGGTGCAGGACTAGGAGCAATAGGCTAATGGCAAACGGTAAACCAATTATTCCATCACCCTATCCAATTATACCGTCACCACTTCAAGTCCGAGGTATTCCAAACCGATCTCAAGTTGGAGCGGCACAACTGCCCCCAACTTATTTATCTACTCGGTCTGGCGTCCCATTATATACGCAACTTCCACAGCGTGTTGGTGAGAGCGTTATGCCTTCGGCTGTTTTAACGCCACAGCAACGTGCGGCACAGGCTACGCAACGTCTCGCGCAGTTAACGCAATCTCGTGGTGGCGGCTCTGACGTTATGCCAGTCACTCAACAGCGTTCGCGCGGCTTCTTTGACAGCCTACCCAGCCTGAGTTCACCAGCGGGTCAAGGTTTGATGGCGGCGGCAACGACAGGCTTGCAATTGTCTGGGTGGCAGGATCGCCCTATGACTTTAGGTGCTGGCCTCGGCGCGATGGGTCAGGCTGGTATGGAAGCATACACAGCGGCACAGGAACGTGAGGCGGCGGCTAAGATTGACGAGGAAAATTTGTATCTTAATCGCTTGAAGGCAGAGGCGGCACTTGCTAAGGCGACAGACAAAGGCGCGGGAGAGGGTTACTTCCAGAGCAAATCTTTTACAGCGAACAAATACAACACGCTTTTATCAGTGGGTCAAAAAATTAAAGATGGCACTGCGACTGAAGAGGAAAAATTAGCCTATAGGCTTTCGTATCAAGACCTTTCTCAGCCGAGAACCGAAACAAGAACAACAGATGAAGGCACAACTACGGTAAACGTGCCAGCACTTGATCTTAGTGCGTTCCCAACTCCAGAAGGTATGTCCCCAGCAACGGAAGAGCAGATCGGCAAAGTCAGGCAAAAGTTTTCAGATGTGCAAGGCAAAGCGGCGTCTTTCGCTGTCAGGGTCAAAGAATCCAATGATATTTTCGACAATTTAATTGCTGGTGGTTATGACCCAACTAATCCACGAGATCAATTGGCTGAAGACCTTGGTGCGACTTGGGGGATGTCAACTGAAGGTCAGCAATATGACGCGGCTAAAAGAAACTTTATTAACGCTCAGTTACGCAGGGAATCTGGCGCGGCAATTGCGGCATCGGAATTTGATAACGCTAACAAGCAATACTTCCCGCAATTGGGCGATAGTGAAGCCGTTCTTAAGCAAAAAAGAAAAGCAAGGGAAACGGCTTTCAGGGCTTTGAAGGCTGAGGGCGGCGCGGCATATGATGTCTTGTTCGGCCAGCCAGATGAAAAGGATGCCGAAGCAAAGATCAGCGGTCTACCTGAAGGCTCAAAACTTATCAAGACAAAGAACGGCAAAAAATACTACGAAGCCCCTGACAAGTCTATTTACGTTGTGGAGTAACTAATGGCACAAGCAAGAAAAGCAACATCTCAAGATTTGCAGGATATGTTTGCGGACGATGAAGTCACAACAAACGGCGCGGATGTTAGTGAGGACAGTTATTCCGCGTTTTTGGCTGGCATTGCTCGATCTGTTTTTCAAGGTGTAACATTTGGGACTGCTGATGAAATTGAAGCGGCAATCAGATCAACTTTTGGCGATCAGGGGTATTATGCCGTTAGAGATGAAATTCGTTCTAACTTAGATAAATTTCGGGATGAAAATACAGCCCTTGCATACGGATTAGAAATAGGCTCATCGCTATTGCTCCCAATGGGCGCGGTAGGTGCTGGAATGCGCCTCGCCCCACAAGCAACTCGGGCGGGGGTATCTTTAGCGCGGCAATATCCTGTGACTGCGGCTGGTTTGGCTGGGGCTACCTATGGTGCTGGCGTTGCCGAGGAAGTTGAAGACATTCCCTTAGAGGCAAGTATCGCTGGGACAATAGGTTTAGGCGCGGGTGCTGTTTCACCAGTCATTTCAAGGAAAGCACAGGCCTTGAGACAGGCTGGCTTGCCGCTTACTGTTGGACAATTATATCCAGCATTAAAACGCGGTGAAGAGGCATTGACCTCTTTGCCTATTATGGGCGGACAAGTTGCAAGGGCAATTGAAAAGCCTATCGAAGCATTCCCCGCGCTAGTTTACAATCGCGCACTAAGACCTCTGGGTATTAAGATTGACCCTAAAGCATCTCCACGTCAGGCTTTTATCCAATCTAAAAAGGCTTTTGATGACGCATACGACAAGGCTTTGTCTGGAGTTGATGTAGATGTTACGCCAGATTTCTTAAAGCAACTTGAAGATATATCTAGGGCGGCTAAAGAAAACCTTGGTATTGCTGGCGGTTCTTTGGGCAAGGACTTTGACAACATTATCAAGGCTCGTGTTCTTGGCAAGGTCAAGGATGGAAAAATTTCTGGCCGCGACTTAAAAGAAATCCAATCATTTCTTGGCAGTCGTTCAGTTCGTTATCGCAAGTCACCTGATCCATTAAATCAGGACTATGCTGACGCCCTCGAAGAGTTAGATATTGGCCTGATGGATGCGTTTACTAAATCAGCCCCAGCAGAAAAAAGTTCGCTACTAAGAAAGGCAAATAGGGCTTATTCTCGGTATGTTCCGCTACGCAGGGCGGCATCTATGGCTGATGAAGGCGAATTTAGCCCAGCACAAATGCTTCGCTCAATTCAAGCGGAAGAAAGGAAGCGTGGGGCGGAAGGTCTTGGCCGATTAGCGGCTGGGCGCGGCACTATGCAACCGACCGCTGAAGTTGCTAAGGATATTCTCGGCGCAAAGTTAGGCGATAGCGGCACATCATCAAGAGAGCAAATGGGTAGGCTTGCGAGGTCTGTTATTGGTGCTGGCGGTCTTGGGGCTGGCGGAACAGGTGTTCTTGCTGGAATGATTGAGCCTATGACTGCCGCTAAAACAATCGGCGGTGGCCTTATTGGTGCTGGTTTATATACGCCAGCGGGTCAAAAAATTTTAAGGGGCGCTATACCTGCCGTATCTACAGGCATTAGAACGCCAGCGATTGCAGGGTTATTGGCAGACTACACTGTCAGCCCCTGACGTGATATAACGGACATACGAGGATAATATGGCCAAGACAAAAATCTCAGAATACGACAGCAATCCATCGAATAACACCGATTTAGATTCGATAAATCTTTCGGAAGGGGTGATGACTCCCAGTAGTTTGAATGATGCACATCGTATGCAAATGGCGCACCTAAAGGACTTCTCGGACGGCACAAGCGGGATTGACGTGCTGAATTTGCAGGACGATGACGGCAGTGCCTCGATTAAGATACAAGCACCATCGGTGGTGACAACAACGACCACGTTGACGCTTCCTGACGGTGACGGCTCGTCTAACCAAGTTTTATCCACGAACGGTTCTGGCACGTTGTCTTGGTACACAATCCCTACGCCAACAGAAACTATAGAGATGGTGGCAGGGATGCTGATGCCTTTTGCTGGCTCTTC